CCAGCCCGCTGTTTCCAGTTGCTTTGATCGGTTCGCCCCCTTTGGTCATCCATACCGGAGTCCCTTTGGGAGTGGGTTCCTTCAGCTTACGCAGAGCGTTGGCGATCCGCATTCCCAGCGGATTTGGCTCAAGGTTCTCGATCTTGCCAGTTATTTCCATCGCTTGGGACCTCGTGCGGCTTAATCGTCAAAGCCAGGAATTTTGAACGACTCTTGCGGCATACTGTCCCGCAATTCTTTGCGCTTCTTTATTGCTTCAGGAGCGAAGGAGGGGTCGTTTTTGTACAGCTCACGTTCCCATTCCGCCCCATCTGAGAGACCCCTTTCGCCCAAAGCATCCGCGTCGTACTTGAGATAGCCCTTTTCCATCATTTCATGTTCTGGGCTGTCAAACCCGCTTCCCCCGCCGGTTTCAGGATCTTTATCCCAACGCTTAGCAATGTCGTCGAAGTCTGCGCGCTTGATAGGATCTTTGACCGCATCGTCTGCAAGGTCGAGGGCGAAGCCATGACGCATGTAACCTTCCATGTACGGGGTCAGTTCGCTCCACTTGCCCGCCCAAGGCTTAAACCCTTGAAAATGAAACGCTTTTGCCATCGGAGCAATTTTGTCTCCCACAGAAGCGACCTCCGCAGCCTTGCCCATCATTGGGGACGCTTCCACAGCTTTGGTGATCACAGCACGCAGTGCGTCGGGAGCTGTGGCGCCTACTCCGGCAGCTATCGCAGTGCCTCCCGCAATCTTTTTCAGAGCATCGCGGCGGGACGGATCAACAGGTTCAGACATGGTAGGCTCCGGGGTAGTGGGAGCTTTATTATAGCCCGCCGGAACATTGGGCGCTTTGCGAAGCGACTGTACCATTCTGGCCGCGCCCTTGGCCGCAAGTCCGGCCACCCCTGCCACCCCTGCCACGTCCGCCCCCATAAAAGCTGCGTCAGCCAAGGGGCCAGCCCGGCCGTCCTTGATCTCAAACATAGCTTTGGACCCGCGAGGGTTGTTCATCCTCATGGGGGCGTCGCCCTGCGACCAACGGTCCACTTCATCCGGGGCATCCCCGAAAACCATATTGGTTGCAAAATCCCCGACGTTCAGACGTTTGGTACCCAGACCGAACGGCAATGCGTAATCCCGGTTTGCACCAGAAAATGCATTACCCATTTTGTCCTTACCGCTGCGCAGCGCGTCGGCAATATATCCCAGAGTTCTGTTTCTGGGGATTGGCTTTATCTCGTCCATAGCTTGTTCACCTCGTGGATGATGCGCTGCTTGAGACCTGCGTCGGGAACGTAAGGAGTGTAGGATCTCTTAGGGGGCAACCCTTTGAGTTCAGCCGAGGGCACCACATCATGTATACGGCAGTGTTGCCTGAGCCCGGCTCGTCCGCTGTATACTTTGCCATCAATGGGTGACACAAAGTCGGGAAGATCGGGCATGATGGTTGCTGTCGGCCCAGATTGCCCGTAATATTCATCTTTGGGCACCAGTTTCCCGTTCACTTGGATCCAAGTTTTGCGGGGCATTATTGCGCCCTTTGCGGCCCACGGCCGCCGCCTTGGGGCTGTACGGTGGGATTGCGCATTTCGTTCATTAGTTGAACGGTATCCAGCTGCATCTGATTGTTTGCTTGCTGCGTTTTAACTTGCTGCTGCAGTTGAGCGTCTTGCATCTTGGTCTGGCGATTGATCTGAGCTTCTTCGCGCTTGAACTGCATCTTGTCCTGGTGCTCTTCCCGACGCATTTGCTGCTTGTCGCGCTCGCCCTGGATCTCAACTTCAGCCTTTTGCTGCGCGGGGTCAGGAGCTTCCTGCTGGCCGCCCTGGCTCTGCTGCGACATCAGCATTTCCAGCTCACGGTCGATCATACCTTCGATCTCTTTCGCACCCCGGAAGCCTGCGACGCCGAACTTCAGCAGGCCGACAAGTAACGGCAGCGCTTGCGGCATTATCTGAGCCACGGCAGCGCCCTTCTCCAAGTACTGCGACACCGCAGTGAGGAACTCAGTGCGCTCTTGCTTTTCTTGCGAGTAGTCGATCTGAGCCAACGAGTCGCTGGTAATCTCAATACGCCACTCAAATTGCTCGGCGTTCTGGATAAGCTGAAGGGCCGGTTCGGCAAGCTCTGCGTCATCAGTGAACTCGATGCCAGACCTGGCAATGAAGATATCAGGAGTAAAATGCTTTGCCATGATCTCTGCTTTGATTCGCAGAATCTCAGCGGCAAACTTAGCTACCTCTCCCTGAAGAGACTGAATGCGGATCGAAGCGAATTGAGCCTTGATCTGTTGTGCCCCAAGCGTCTCAGAAGCCTTCGTAGCTCCACGAACGATGTCAGCAATGCCGGTAAGCTCGTAGATCTGTTGCTTGATGTCTTCCCGAGCCTCACGCAGTCGCTGCAGCGCGTTGACCACTTGTTCAAGAGGAAGCCACGACGTAGCCCCGTCAATTCCTCCAGACTCGGCAAATGCTGCCCAATTGGCGACGGGAATAAGTGTGTTATCAACGCCCTCTTGTAACAAACGTTGCACACCTTCCGCTGACTGGTCGTAGACGCCCACCGCTTTACAAGCATCTGTGAGTCGGTCGATCCGGTCGTTGACCTTGTCCAGTTCATTGTACTGGTCCTGGATGAAGTAGTGATCAGGGCGCGGGACGCAGTTGGACGTAGTCAGATTAGCGAACATTGGAGTCGGGCACGGCTCAAACCCTTTCAACTGCAGCGGGTCGGGCCGCTTGTCCAGCAGCGTTTTGTGCGCTTTGGATAGCCACATTACCTCGCGTTTTTCACGATCCCAGATCTCGTAGATCTGAGCCTTCTCCAGTGCGTCATTTTTCGGCACGTTGGAGTCCGTGATATTCTTCTGCTGGGGTGAGTAGTCCAGCGGGACAGCCTTGCCCTTTTCCTCGCCAAACCGCTTCACCAGCGCGTCGCGGTCCATGTACACGCGTCGCCCCACCCAGCGGCGATCATTCCATACGCGGCAGGGCGAGTACAGGAAGTCTTCCCAATGAACGTGCTCAACGATCACGTTCTGCTTCGCGACAATTTTGTATGGCTGCGCTTCTAACCCCAGCTGTTCGTTGGCCGGGATCATTTGATCTTGCGTCTCGGTTTCCAACCGGAGCCATACGCACGCCATTCCGGGTACAAGCCGATCCTCGACGGATTGCTGCATGATCGAGTCGAACTCGTCATTGGGGTCGTCTAGGTCCGCAGAAATGGACCGCTGAAGCATGACGCCAGCCACTCGGGCGACATCATCTTGGTAGTCCTTCCACTTGCGGCTGACGTCGGGGCGCGGCGTGCGCGAGTACAACGCGCTCTTCAGAATGTTGACGTTAGAGTAGAAGATATTGAACTTCTTCTCAGTCGTCTCCATCGCATCGCGTTCGTCCAGGAACCGACGCACGACTTTGCGGCCCCGCTCGTGAAACTTGTACAGTTCTTTCTCTGCGTACTGGATCTCAGTGATCCACCGCTCGTACTCACCCTCGGGGGTCTTCATCAGCTCGTCAATAGAGCTGATCTTGCCCGCGCTCTGAGGACTGGTGTCCATTGCCATTGTTAAATCCTTTTGTTGAAGCCGTAAGCTCGCCGTGCGGCGCGGTCTGCCCAAAGATTGTGAAGGCTAAATTCCGCAGGTTTGCTGAAGCCGCTGGTAAGCTCCAACCCCTGATCCGACCGAGGGCTGACCATACACATGTACCGGAAGGCGTCAGCGTAGTGGCTGGCCCAGTCGTGTACGGGGCGATCCATAAACATTTTCAGATCGATGTTCCACTCACGTCGGTAACTCTTGAGCGCCTCGACAAGCGTGTCCGTCTGCGCCTCGGGGGAGGTGTCCACCGTGACCGAGGGGAACACCTGCCTAGCTGCGCTAATGCCATCGCGCAGCTTATGGTTAGGAACAATGCGAAGGATCGGCGCACGGACACCCTTTTCCATGAAGAGTTCAACGATGGACTTGCCCGTCTGAAGGTTCTTGGCCTTGGCGTCGTGAGGCAGCCATACATTTTTGTACTTCTTCACGGGGAAGGAGTGCAAGTAGTCGATGTGCGTGTCAATGGCCGCGCCCGAGGTAGCGTAGCAATGAACAATCCTGTTCTCGCCGTCGGGCCGGTGCTGCCAGAATAGGCTGACCGTAGCGTCCGTGAAGCCAAGGTCATAGATCACTGAGGTGGGGTAGTCCCAGTCAGTTTCCGCAAACTGTCTGGCCCGCCCCTCACGCTCCAGCTGAGTCATTTCGTCGGCCCAAATGGCTCCGACTAGGGCAGCTTCAAACGAACACTCGTACTCCTGCTCAAACTCCTCACGCGACATCTGTTCGCGCAGGCTCTGTAGCTCATCTGCTGTAATGATCCCCGACTCGCTGGCCTTGAGGATCATGCTGAAGTACTTGGTCGGGTTCGCCTGCGCCGTCTTCAGCAGTTCCCAGAAATGGTTTTTGCCTTTGGGGGTGCCGGCAAATACCGCCCACCCCTGACGATCCGACAACGCCGGCGCAATGATCTCCGGGTACACGTTTGGGCGCTGGATAGAATACTCATCCAGTACGACTCCATCGAGATACATCCCACGTAGCTGGTCGGGGTTGTCGGAACCAGCGACAAAGAGCTTTGCCTTGTTGTACTTTAGCGTGATCGTGAGTTCGCTTTCGGACGGCGGTTTGTCCCAGAAGGGCCGTGAGTATTCTTTCAAGTATTCCCACGCGTTCCTCTTGGTTTGTGTGTACGTCGGCCCCACAAACGCAAATTGCGGCCGTGGTTTCGGGCACTCCATCATCCCCATGATGAGGTCATTGCCCAGACCCACCGTCTTTCCCGCTCGCCGGTGCGTACACAGGACCGCGTACCGTTGGTAGCGGTTGTGGAAGCTAATGAACTGCTTCCGGGGGACGTATGAATACTCTGGCTGAGGGGCAGACATCAGTCGTTGGCCGGAACGTCAATGATCTTTGCGTCGTCCACAGGTTGGTACGTGATCAAATTCCGCTGGGTCAGCCAGGGCACGTTCCATTTAACGTTGTGATTGACCTCTGCCTCCACGGTTTGCGGGATCATTTTGCTGAACAGGGGGTAGAACTTGGAAGGATTCTGGTCCGCCCATAGGGCCAATCGGGGGACACCACCAATTAGTTCAAATGCTTGTTGGAAAGCTTTAGCAGCTTTCTGAGTTCGCAGAGGGGCCGGTAGGGCATTTTCACCTATCAGCCCCAGGTCGAGCATCTTTTGCAGTTCGGGGGACACACCACCACCCTCGTCCACAAGTCCTGCGGGCCATCCCGCAAAGGCGACAGGCGGGTTTTCCATGTGC